AGAATGGGTTCTGTAAATCAAGTTGATTCAGTTGTAGGCCGTTCTTATGATTTAATTATATTTGATGAAGCAGCTTTAGCGGAGGGGGAAACTGCATTCAATGTAGCCCTTCGCCCAACTCTAGATAAAGATAATTCAAAAGCTATTTTTATTAGTACTCCTCGTGGTAGAAATAATTGGTTTAGTAACTTTTTTAATAGAGGGTTTAGTCCAGAGTTTCCAGAATGGTTCTCTATTAAGGCAACATATCATGCAAATCCACGTATTAGTGAGGCCGACATTGCAGAAGCTAGAAAAGAGATGTCCCAAGCAGAATTCAACCAAGAATACATGGCTGACTTCAACTCTTTCGAAGGTCAGATTTGGAACTTCGATTTTGAAACTTGTGTACAAGACCTATCGGCATTAGATGTTTCTAAAATGGACATTATCGCGGGGCTGGACATTGGTTTCCGAGACCCAACAGCATTAGTAATTATTGGTTATGATTGGGATGATGAAAAATACTATATACTTGACGAGTATATGGATAATGAAAAGACAACTGAACAACAGGCCGAAGTAATTAAATCTATTATGGATAAATGGGATGTTGATTTTGCTTTTATAGACTCAGCGGCACAACAAACTAGGTATGACTTTGCACAAATGTATGATATAGCTACTAATAATGCTAAAAAATCTTTGACTGATGGTGTTGGTTATGTGGCTTCTATAGTAGAAAATAATAATTTAATCGTTGATCCTAGTTGCCGTGAAAGCTTAAAATCTTTAGACCAGTATCAGTGGGATCCAAATCCTAATTTATTAAAAGAGAAACCAAAGCACAATGAGTTCTGTCATATGGCAGATGCTATCAGATACGCATTGTATAGTTACGAAACTTCGATAACTAGCTTATAGCGAACCTAATTAAAAATAATTATTGACAAGTAGTTCTAATTATTTTATAATTTAGGTATGTTAAGATTAATTAAATGTCAAATCTAAAAAGAGACTTAGTTAAGTACATAAGAGATAGGGCTAAATCTGGATACGACAAAGGAACAGAATGTTTTATATGCGGTTCCGATGAATTACTAGACTTTCACCATTATTGTTCGATTTCAGAGATGTTCAATAAATGGATGAAAAAACTCAAGCTCAATATAGAGACAGTCGAAGACATTTTAGAACACAGAGATAAGTTTATTGAAGAACACTATGAGCAGATGTATAACGAAACCGTTACTCTTTGCCATGAGCATCACATTAAACTTCACACTATTTATGGACGCAATCCTGTACTAGCTACTGCTAAAAAGCAAGCTAGGTGGGTTCAGAAGCAGAGAGATAAGCATGGGTTGGTTTAATCGAAAAAAGAAGAAACCAGAAGAACTTGAAGATAAGTTAAATCCAGCTCAGCCGTATATTCAAAGGGCTGAGGGGGATATTATATATTCTCGTGAGCCTGTTGTTACTTATCAAAGACAGTACGAATCTATTGAAATAGTTAATCGTGCAGTAAATATGATAGTTGATGACGCAGCCGAAATACCATGCACAATAGGAAATTCTATTCCATCCTCCGTTCCTGTTACTACTGGAATACGAAAAGCAACTGTTAATAGGCTTATGAACACAGAGCCTAACCCCTTTCAAGACATTAATACTTTTAAACGCAATTTATTTATTGATTTTATTATTGACGGTAATATATTTGTTTATTTTGATGGTGCTCATTTATACCACTTACCCGCCAATAAAGTCACTATTCATACCGACGAAAAAACCTATATTAGTCACTACGAGTATAATGGACTCATAACTTATTATCCGAATGAAATTATCCATGTAAAGGAAAACTCATTCTTCTCCATATACCGTGGGAATTCCAGGTTACGCTCCGCAGATAGAACAATGAAATTATTAACTTCTCTTAGAAGTTTTCAAGATAATTTCTTCAAGAACGGTGCAGTACCTGGTTTAGTTTTAAAGACTCCAAATACTTTAAGTGAAAAAATTAAAGAAAGGTTGCTTGCGTCTTGGCAACAAAAGTACAGACCCGATGCTGGTGGTAGGCGTCCACTCATTCTTGACGGAGGGCTAGAAGTAGATTCCATCTCTAACGTTAATTTCAAGGAACTAGACTTCCAGAACTCTATAATTGAGAATGAAAAGACTTTATTAAAAGCATTAGGTATCCCACCAATTTTATTGGATGGGGGCAACAATGCAAATATTAGGCCTAACCACAGGCTATACTATTTAGAAACTGTATTACCTATTGTGCGTAAGGTTAATTTTGCATTTGCAAGATACTTTGGATTTGAAATTTGGGAGAATATAACAGATACTCCTGCTTTACAACCAGAGTTAAGTGAGCAAGCCTCTTATTTTGCTACTTTAGTTAATGGCGGCATTCTTAGCGCCAACGAGGCTAGAGAGGCATTAGGACTAGATCCTATGCCAGGAAATGATGAAATAAGAGTCCCTGCTAATGTGGCTGGAAGCGCTACAAACCCGAGTGAAGGCGGAAGACCCGCAGGAAATGACAATGAATAGAAGAACAAAAATGTTAGAAACTCTTACTATGTATTTTATGGAAAAAGGTAGAATGTTAAGTAAGAGGGAGTATAAGCAACAAGCAGATAGGCCTTATAGAATTCAAGCAGTTACTGCTGTGTTCCCCTCTTGGGCGGCTATTAGTAGACAAATATCTAGAAATTTTCCACAAGAGTATGAGCAATTAACAGAGTTCATGAAAGGCCCAACAGAAGATTTGGGAGAAATGCCCGAGTCACCAGTAGCAGTAAAAATAGGAGGATCTAATAGATCCATGAGCAAGGGAAGCCAATGAAAAATAAAATTTTTCATATTGCATCTACATTTAAAGCAAAAGAAACCGACGAAGGCACTCTAAAAATATCTGGAATGGCTAGTACTAGCGACAAAGATAGAGTAGGCGACGTAGTTTTACCTTCTGCATGGTCTAAGGGATTGGAGAATTATAAGAAAAATCCTATCATTCTCTTTAATCATGACTATAGTAGGCCTATTGGTAGAGCCACCAACGTTTCTGTTTCTGACAAGGGATTAGCAGTTGATGCTAATATTTCTAAAGCTAATGCTGAGATGCAACAATTAATAAAAGATGGGGTACTTAGTACCTTTTCAGTTAGTTTTGCAGTAAAAGACGCGGATTACATGGAAGCTACCGATGGGTATTTAATTAAAGATGCTGAGTTATACGAAGTATCTGTAGTTTCAATTCCTTGTAACCAAGAGGCTACATTTTCGTTAGCAAAATCTTTCGATTCAGAAGATGAATATAGAGAGTACATGAAGAAGTTCACAACAGTCCCAGCCGAGGAGTCAGCTGAAGATTCAGCAATAGTTAAAGCTTCAGCTGGAAATATGGCAGAAGGCGAAGAGTCGCCAATTAAGGAGATAGATATGACACCAGAAGAATTACAAAAAATGCTTAAAGAAGCGGCTTCAGAAGCTGCTAAGGAAACCGCTGCGGCTCTAGCTAAAGATCAAGCTGATAAAGCTGCTGCAGCCGAGAAGGCAAAACAAGATGCAGAAGCTTTTGACGTAAGAGTTAAAACTTCGGCCGAGAAAATTATTGAAGGTATTGAGGCTCGGTTCGCTGAGAAGAATGCCAATATGGAATCTGTAGTTGCTGAGCTTAAAGATGAGCTTAAAGCTAAGGCTACTGAAATTGAAGCAATTCAAAAATCAAAGCGTAGCTTCTCTGATCGTGGAGATGGTATTGACGACAAAGCAATGGCTAAAGAAGCTGATGATGCTTATGTTGTTGGACTAGCTACAGGTAAAGGCTGGAACACTGATATTGGTAAGCGTTTTATGGAAAAAACCGCTGGTAATGCCGCATCAGGCGTTGTAGTACCTAACCTAGAAAGTTGGGAAACATTGGTTTCCACATCTATCGAGCGTGATATTCAGCATGAACTAGTTCTTGCTCCATTATTCCGCGAGATCGCAATGAACTCAGCAGTTATGAAGTTCCCAGTACTACCAGACGCAGGTTACGCTGAATTTACAGCAGCTAACACTAATGCTTCCGGTTCTGCATACAAAGGTAACTTAGATCAGCGTGGTGCTACTTACGGTAGTGCATACGGTGGTGTTACTTTAGAAGAACGTACACTAACTGTAAAGATGATCAAATCAGTATCCTGGCTTGGAAACGAAGTAGAAGAAGACGCAATTCTTCCTATCCTACCTCTTATCCGTGAAAGCATCGTGCGTTCACACGCTCGTACTGTTGAGCATTCTTTACTACTTGGTGGACATTCCACAGCTACAGTAACTGGAGCTTTTGATGGTCTAGTTGAAATTGCTAGAGACAACAGCAAGGCACTCGTAATGGGTACCGATACTGCTTATGTAACTGGCGAAAGCAACTACGCTACAGTACATCTAAATGCCCTTGAGCTTCTTTACTTACGTAAAGCAATGGGTAAATACGGAATGCGTCCTAGCGACTTAGTTTACATTGTAAACGAAAGAGGCTACTTCGAGTTGATGGAAGACTCTGAATGGCAAGACGTAAGCCAGGTAGCACAAGATTCTATGAAGCTTAAAGGCGCTGTTGGTAGAATCTACGGAACAGAAGTTATCGTTTGCCCTGAGTTCGCAACTCCGGCTACTTCTGCTGTTAACGCAGTAGCAGTAAACGTACGCAACTTCTTAGTTCCTCGTCTACGTGGACTAACCCTTGAGAGCGAGTATGAGGCTGTTAATCAGCGTCGTGCAATGATCGCTACTCAAAGACTAGGATTTGCTGAAATTATCTCGGGTGCTTCTGCTGTTGCTACCCTTGCATATCCTGCATCTTAATCTTTAATGTAATTCGGGGAGGCTTCGGCCTCCCCAGTTTTAACGAGTTGACTTATGGCAGATTTAATAACTTTAGATATATACAAGCAAGCAAAAGCCATTACAACATCAAAAGATGATGAACGACTTAGTTTATTAGTGCCTGCTGTAAGTCAACTCGTTAAAACTTATTGTGGTAACTCATTTATTGACTACTATGCTAATGACTATACCGAGTATATAACAAATGATTGGACTACTGATTTTATTCAAGTTACTGAAAGCCCTTTAAACACTATTACTAGCTTAAGCGAACGGAGTGGGCCTACTGAAGATTATACAGCTTTAGTAGAAAATACTGATTTTGTAGTTAATAATAGAACCGATGGTATTATTAGAATAGGAACTAACTGGCCTGTGGGAGTTAATGCTGTTAAAGTTATTTATAAAGCGGGTTACGCAGCAGTTCCTGTAGATTTACAACTAGCTTTAGTTGATTTAATTCACTACTATATGCACTCAGAATATAAACCTAGTAAATCTTTAGGAAGTGGAACTGTTAATAATATAACTACTAGTTCGATTGTGGCTAATGTTGGTTTCCCTGACCATATTAAGCGCATTCTAGATATGTATAGGCAGATATGAGTAAAGATTTTGTAGAGAAGATATTTAAGGAAAGATTAAACTCAGCCTATAATAGAGCTATTTCAGCTGTAAAGGGTAGAGAAGATATTCAAAATATTGAGGGACAACTAATAGACTTATTTAATGTGTCTGATATTAAGAAAGCAATTAGTAATAATTTAGACGAAAAAATTAAGTTAGATGATTCAGTATTTGAAAAAGCAGTAGAGGGTGGAAGAAAAGCAGCCTATTCTCTGGAGATAGTATTTAAAAATAGCTTCCCTGAAAAATTTGAAGTATTAAGAAATATAGCAATAAAGTATCATGGAAAAGATAAAAAGGTACTTGGCAGTTCAAACTATAATAGGGATTATTTTTTAGTAGAAAAGTTTAGAGAAAGAATACGTAAATCTGGAGAACGAGAATACTGGGTTAGAGGGGCAAGGGATATATACTATGCTATTTTAGAAAAAATAGCGGAAAAATATTCAGATAACTTTTCTGTAGAAGGAGCTAATAAGGATATACAAAAGGGGCATGGTCCTTCTGGTAGGGCCGTAGCAGAAGCTCAAATAGGATTAGCAGGATATACGTATAATGATATTATAACAGAACTAAATAAAGACCCAAATAAAAAAGCTAATATTAAATCTATATCAGAGTTTTTAATTGAGGCCGTAGCTTCA